GGGGACTACGAGGGCTTGACGCGGTTGTGGGGCAACCCTACGCTTTGGGTGGTGAATCAGCGTGACGCAAGGCTATTCGTGGGGAATAAGCCTGTCAAGCGTCGCGCATAGTCAGGTTAACTATGCGAGGTCTATATGCTTTTCTATACACGCCATCTCGGTGACTACGCCCGGGATACCGGCCATCTCACGACGTACGAGCATGGGGTCTACACCCTACTTTTAGATCGCTTTTACGCCACCGAAAAACCGTTTGGCGAGCGTGAAGCGATGCAATTATGTCGTCCTGCCAACGGACGGGAACGAGACAGAATCCGTCGCATCCTAAACGACTTTTTCATTCTTACTGCGTCCGGCTATGTGAACGCTCGGGCAATGAAGGAAATGGAAAAAGTCCATGAAAAACAGGCAAAAGCGAAACAGAGCGCCCAGCAGCGTTGGATGCGAACGCATAGCGAACGCAATGCGAACGGTATGCTAACCAATAACCATAATCCAATAACCAATAACCAGAAGCCAAACGGCATCGCTAGGGTTAGCACCGCAGCTGTGTTGAGCGTGGTAGCGCGGAGGGGTGAGTGATGGGTGACGAGTACAGTTATCTCCCGAGCGCCGCGAAGTCCGGCCCGAAGGGACTGCCGGACGAGCGAGTGGCGCGAGCGGTGGAACGTAGTGCCTCCGGTTGGGATGAAGCCGTGCGTAGCAGCCCGCTGAACCGTCTGCGGTACTACGATGCGTTGCTGGCTCGCACCGCGTTTTCGGGGGACGCGGGCGAGCGGGAGAGAATCAGAATTCGCGTTGGCGAACTGATCCGCGAAATCGGAGCCTCTGACGTTCTGACCGATCCCGGTGTTGTCGGGTTAGTCAGGGAGTTGTTTGGCGAGAAAGGCGTATTGAGGTTGAAGGAACGTGCGCGTACCAACGCTGAAAAAGGCTAATCGGATATGGTGGCAAATATGGCTAGGCAGGCTGATCAACGAGGCAAGGAACGAGGAGGGGTCAGACGTTACCTTGATACCGTCACGCCCGAGGAATACACGCCGCAAACGGGTGAAATTGACCTTGCGGAAGTCTCGCTCACGGGGCTTGCCGACTTGTACGGCAGCGACAAAGGCAACATCAAGCACGGCTACACCAAGGTCTACGAAAAGCTGATTGCAGACCTGACGCCGAACCGTAAAACCGCTCGGTTACGGGTAGGGGAGATCGGGGTGGCTTGTGGTGCTAGTTTACGGATGTGGGCTAATTACCTACCGAAAAGCCAGATTGAAGGTTTTGACATACGGCCTGATTGCGCCAACCTCTGCAAAGACCTGCCAAATGTCACGATTACGATTGCCGACCCCCGTTCGGTGGATCGGCGTAACTATGACCTTTTTGTGGATGACGGCAGCCACATTGCCGAGGACATCGTAGACACGCTGGTGCATTGCCAGAACTGGGTGCGCTCGGGCGGCTACTACGTTATTGAGGATTTAGGATGCACCTATAACCCCGAATATACCGCGAAATTTAATCAGCATTTTGGCGGCAATAAGCCCAATAACCGAGAGCATATTGCAGACCTGTTGGATGAACTAACCAAAATGATAGATGCTAAAAACGGGGTATTCAGCGAAATGTCGTATTACCCGCAAATGTGGGTGATGAAAGTCCGATGAGACACGCCGCCCGCCGTGACGGGAACGACGCCATCATTACCGAGGCGCTACGCAAAGCCGGGTTTACGGTCACCGACTTTGGCAAGGCAGGGCAGGGTATCCCCGACAAACTCGTTACCCGCTTGCTCCCTGACGGGACGCCGTGGGTGTGCTGGGTAGAAATTAAGATGCCCAAGGGAAGGCTGCGGGAAGCGCAGGAGGCGTTCCGACAGACGTTTGAGCCACGCGGTGAGTATTACGTCGCCCGTGACGCACAGGACGCCGTAAAAGACCTATACGAGCGTTACACCGAGGCGATCAGGCCGGAGTATTCAAGATGAGGGCTTTGCGTTGACCCTTGTAGTGGGTAATCAGAGGGCGACCGGCCATGTGTTCTGGCAGACACGCCCACTCATGCTCGGGCAGGTCAACGACTTTGTGCCGTTTGGCGTATTCGCGCAAAACCTCCTGATCGCCGTACCAGACTTTGAATTTGTCGGGCAGCGCCATGTACATTTCGGTGAGGTCTGCCCACACGCCCCAGTCGGCGGTGATGGTGCAGCAGCCGACATAGGGGTAAAGCTCATCAAGCGTCTTACCAGCGTATTCCGAGAAGTCTTGGCCGCGCTGGTGGGTGTTAAAGATCGCGTCCCGGTTAAAGGTACGGCGGCACATCGCCACAACGCCCTTACCCAACGCGCCGTCAACGTCTATGGGGGCGTTTACGATCATGTCGGTGTCAAGGTAGAGGGCAGGGCTGTCCAGCCCCAAATTCGCCCACGCCGCCGTTCTGGCGAGCATCAGGTGACGGCGGTCAATGTCCATCACAACGGTGGTGGTGACGCCCGGTATGGTCGGGGTGTGACCGTCTGTGACTTGGATCACCTCCGCGCCCGAGTTGTGGGAATGGATGGACGCAACCATTTTGGTCGGCAGGGCGATGTCGTCGCCTACGTGGAAAAATACAAACCTCATGGGAAGAATATATGCTGAACTTAAATCGTAAGCGACTGTCTAGGGCTATCTGGGACACGCTGTTTGACGGATTGGAGGATTTACCGTGGCAGCGCATTGACGACCTTGAGGCGTTAGACCCTGCCAAGCAGACAGGTTCCACCAGCAACGCCAGCCTGATTGCCCTATGGGCGGTGAAGCGGTATTTCCGACCAAAACGCGTGGTGGAAATCGGCACCTATATTGGAAAATCCACGTTCGTGCTGGCTCGGGGCGATACCGAGGTGCATACGTGCGACATGACACACAACTTCAAGCTGCCGATATATGCGAACGTCACGCAGTACCACAGCAGCAGCACCGAAATGCTCGCCAAATTAGACGGGCAAATTGACCACCTACACGTAGACGGTCGGCTACAGCCAGACGACCAAGCGCACCTTGAGCGGCTGTTCCACCCCGATACCATCATTACCCTTGATGACTTTGAGGGCATAGAAAAAGGCGTCTGGAACGCTATGCAGATAAACCTGTCAAATCGGATATTGGTTTACCCACCAGAACGACAGTTGACAGAGCGTTTTGCTGTGGGTGATGCTACGACTGCAATCATCCTGCCCAACTTACGGTTGACCGCCCAATGAGCCATAAAGATGCCGCCGAGTTCGTAGGTGTTTTGCTGCATAGCAGCACAGCGGCTCATTATCTGCACCTCAACACCGCCAGCTACGCCGCCCATAAGGCACTCGGTCACTACTACGAGAACATCGTGGACTTGGCCGACAAGTACGCCGAGGCGTATCAGGGGCATTACGGCATCATCCCGTTAGACGACTACCCTGACGGGTTCAAGGTGCAGAAGGACGCTGCCGCCTACGCCGACAGCTTGCTGACGTTTGTAAAGGGCATCCGAGGCGACCTACCGAAAGACACCGACTTGCAGAACATTATTGACGAGATCGTGGGCGAGATCGCCGCGCTGTCGTACAAGCTGGAGCGGTTCAAGTAAATGGCCGCTGACCGCAGCCGCCTTGCTGCCGCCCTCGCTTACGAGGAAGAACGCCGCCGCAGAATGATGGAATCGGTGCCGGGGCTAGTCACGACCCCCGCCCAACCTGCTCCTCGGGCAGACTTTCGCACCAACCTAGAAAACCTCTCCATCGGGCTAGGTGAAGGGCTGACGAACCAGTTAGAGGGCATCAAGGGCATCATCACCGACCCCGTAGGCACCGCCAAAGGCGTCTACGAGGCAGGCAGAGCCGTTATCCGCGACCCTTCGGTTATTGCTGACGCTTTACGGTACACCGCCCAAAAAGCCACTAGCGGCCCGTTGGGCGCAGGCGAGGTCATTGGCGAAATGATTAGCCCGACCCGAGGCGGCGTTGGCAAGCGGGACATATTTATCGGCAAATCAGCCAAAACCTATGACCCAGCTGCTGAACAACGCGCAATAGAAATGGAAAAAGCGGGCGTTGACCGCGACACTATTTGGCGCGAAACAGGGACTGGGCGCGTGTTTGGCCCAGACTGGAAACAAGAAATTAGTGATTTGAGTGCCGAGTACCGACCCGGCGCGGCTTTTGCGGAAGCAACGGAAAAAGCAAAGTTAGCAGGCGATTTGTACGACGATGCGCTTTTTTTGCGAAATTATGCGAATGCGGCAGGAATGTATGGGGTGAAAACAACGCAAGAAGCAGACGCGTTGATTAGAAATGCGGAAAAATGGTTTACAAAAACATTTGGGCGTAAACCAGCGAAAGACGCAATGAATGTTGCAAAAAATCAAACAGCAGACGAGATACAAGGTAAGTTGACAGCGATTGAAAATTTGACTCCGCAACGTCAATCATTTGCCACAAACATTGGTTCAGTTTTACAACACGAAGAACTGAAGAAAGCATATCCCGAAATTGGAAACGAACGGGTGCGAATGGCATCACCGTCGGTACTAGGGCTGGGCGTGGAGGGATCGTATTCACCGTGGGAAGGTGAAATTAAATTAAGAGATGATATTGGTTTTCAGTTAGAGCGCGGAAAAAATGTGTTGTTGCATGAATTGCAACACGCCGTTCAACAGCGAGAAGGGTTTGCAAGAGGCGGGACAACTGATGTTGCCAGACAAGTTCTGAATGAGCAATTTGATAAGGAAATGCAACCTTTTCAGAGTGCATTAAACAAACGCGTAGAAGCAATTTCTAAATCAAGCATTGCTTCTAAAGCGCAATACGCTCAAAAACTTAAAGAATTACAGCAAAAACAAAACATCAAACCACGCGAACTAACACGGCTGTCTGATTGGTACCAATACGGCACAAGAGTGTCGCAAGAACTAGATGACATTGGGTTAGGGTGGCAAATGCCACGAGAAAAAGGCGCCGCGCGAGACAAGTGGATTCAGAAAGCCGTTAAAATTATGCAACGCATGATGGAAGAAAAAGACCCAGCAATGCGCGGCATTGAAAACGCAATTACGCCAAGCCAAGCAAAATCGTTGGTACGGAAAACAAATAAAGTTTTAAGTGAAACGCAAGATGACGTAGTGAAAGCGGCAAAGGTGCAAGAAAAATACCGAGAATTAAACGCAAAGTCAGACTTTGATTTGTATCAACGGCTTGCAGGGGAGGCAGAAGCGCGGGCGGTGCAGAAACGCATGAACTTGACTCCAACAGAGCGCCGACAAAACCCACCTTGGCAATCACTTGACGTTCCCGAGCAAGAATTTATCTTTCGCCGATGACTCTTTAATTATTGTTTCATTTGTGCATAAATAAGCCATGCCAAGACCTAAAGGATCGCCCAACAAGGCAACCGCAGAGGCCAGAGAGGCAATAGCCCGTTTAGTAGACGGCAACGCCCATCGCCTTAACATCTGGTTAGACGAAATCTACGAAACAAAAGGCGCAGAAGCCGCATGGCGCTGCATGATGGATGTCATTGAGTACCATGTGCCGAAGCTCGCCCGTCACGAACACACCGGGCAAGACGGCAAGCCGCAGGAATTGATTGTGCGGTGGGGAGCGCCGAAGTGAATGAGGTGCTGCTGCCTTACAACCCAAGAAAGGCGTTTTTGCCTTTCCACGATAGGAGTCAACGGTGGGCGTGTTTAGTCGCCCACCGGCGCAGGTGCGGGCAAAACCGTAGCCGCCGTCAATGACATCATCAGAGCCGCAATAACCTATCAAGGGGAACGTGGCTTGTTTGCGTATATTGCTCCCTACCGCAGTCAAGCCAAGGCGGTTGCGTGGCAATACTTTCTTGAGTTTGCTGCCCCAATAATGCAAGCCAAGAACGAACAAGAACTCACGATCACGTTAGTCAACGGCAGCCAGATACGCCTCTACGGTGCCGACAACGCTGACGCCATGCGTGGCTTGGGATTCTCGGGCGTGTACATGGACGAATACGGCGACTTCAAGCCAAGCGTATTCGGGAATGTCATACGCCCTGCCCTGTCAGACAAGCAAGGTTGGGCTGTGTTCGGCGGTACGCCCAAGGGCAAGAACCAGTTTTGGGAGATTTACGAAACCGCCACTCGTATTCCTAGGGAGTGGTTCCTGTTGCGCTTACCCGCCTCATCCAGCGGGATTCTCCCGGCGTCAGAACTTGCCGCCGCCAGAGCGCAGTTGGCCGAGGATCAGTACTTACAGGAGTACGAGTGCAGTTTTGAAGCCGCAATCCTCGGCGCTTTTTTCGGCAAGGAAATGCGAGAGGCAGAGCAGCAAGGACGCATCTGCCAAGTGCCGTACGACCCGAATCTGCCTGTCTATAGCAGTTGGGATTTGGGGTATAGAGACGATACGGCGATATGGTTCTATCAGATCGGGCGCGGGGAAATCCGCGTCATAGACTTCCACGCTGTCTCGGGTGCTGACATCTACGACATCGCAGGCACGGTGATGGCAAAACCCTACCGCTACGCTCGCCATTACCTGCCGCATGACGCCAGAGCCAAGAGCCTACAGACTGGTAAGAGCATCATTGAGCAACTGGCAACGCATCTGGATGTGGCCAAACTTGCTGTCGTTCCCGACATTGGAGTGCAGAGCGGCATACAGGCTGTGCGTATGATTCTGCCGCGTGTGTGGTTTGACGCAGAGAAGTGCCGCGAGGGCATAGAGGCGTTGCGCCAGTATCAACGCGAGTACGACGAGGATAAGAAAGCCTACAGGCAGTCACCGCGTCACGATTGGACTAGCCACCCGAGTGACGCTTTCCGTATGCTTGCGGTATCATACGCCGAACAGGCTGACAAGACCCCGACCCTTGAGCCTAAACCGCTGATCGTCGGGCCAGAGAACACCGTGACACTTAACGATATGTGGGCGGTTCACGACCGCCAAGGCTCTCGGAGGGCAAGGATATGACTGCGATTAGTCCCGTTCGTAACAACTACGTTGCCGTGGCGGCCACCAGCAGCAGCACGTTTGGCACGGTGGGTGCCTACCTGCACAGCGTCATCGTCAACGTCCAGAGCAACACCGAAGCAACCTGCATTGTGAGCGACAACGGCACCGCCCTTGTCAGCATCCCGGCAACGCAGGCCGCTGGCGTGTACGTGATCCCGCTGGAGGTCGGCACCAAGGGGCGCATTACCGCGACCTGCTCGGGCAACAGCAACTGCCGCGTCGTCGGCTTGTTTAGTGACTACACATGAGCAACAAACCCGGGCTTTACGCCAACATCCTTGCCAAGCAAGAGCGGCAAGCGCGTCAACGTGCGGCGGGCGAACCCGTGGAGCGTACCCGTAAGCCCGGCGAACCCGGCGCACCAACTGCTGACGCGTTTAGGAAAGCAGCAAAAACGGCGAAAAACGCATGACCGCCGCATGGCAGCGTAGTGAAGGTAAGAACCCCAAGGGCGGCTTAAACGCCAAGGGTCGCGCTTCGTATAAAGCCGAGACGGGCGGCACGTTGAAGCCTCCGGTGAAGGCGGGTGACAACCCGCGCCGCGCCTCGTTCCTTGCCCGCATGGGCAATATGTCAGGGCCGATGGAGAAGGACGGTAAACCCACGCGCCTTGCACTCGCCCTCCGCGCATGGGGCGCGAGCAGTAAAGAGGACGCCAAGGCCAAAGCCAAGGCGATCAGCGCCCGAAACAAGGGGAAAGACTGATGGAAGTATTGGTGCAACCGCAGCTGGATCGCTACCTGCGCGTCATTGGGCAGTACGACAACGAGTTTGCCAAGTGGACGGCACGGGTCAAAAAAATCATCAAACGCTATCGGGATGACACCCGAGGGCAGACGCTGACGGAAAGCGCCAAGTTCAACATCCTCTGGAGCAACGTGCAGACGCTGAAGCCTGCCGTATACGCCAAGCTCCCGAAGGCTGACATTTCTCGTCGCTTTGGTGACAACGACCCCATCGGGCGTGTCGCTGGCCAGTTGCTAGAGCGAGCGATTGACTTTGAGATTGAGCATTATCCCGATTACCGCTCCACGATGAATTACTGCGTGGAGGATCGGTTTTTGGGTGGCCGTGGCACGGCATGGGTGCGTTACGAACCGCACACCGCCCCCATCGGCATTGAGGATGACGGCGTATCTATCACCCCGAACATAGAGCAGGGTGAGGGCGCACCGCCGAACCTTGAGCGCATTGAGTACGAATGCGCCCCGGTGGATTACGTCCATTGGCGCGACTTTGGTCACTCGCCTGCCCGTACATGGGAGGAAGTGACTTGCGTGTGGCGTTGGGTCTACATGACCCGTGAGGCATTAGAGGAGCGTTTTGGCCCCGAGGTGGCGGCCAAGATACCGCTGGACTCTGGCCCCGAACCGCTGAACGCCTACAACGAGAACAAGCGCCTTTATAACCGCGCCAAGATTTGTGAGCTGTGGGATCGTGAGCGCGAAAAGGTCGTGTGGTTCTCCAAGGGATTGCCGCAGGTCATTGACGAGCGCGATGATCCGCTCGGCCTTGAGGGATTCTTCCCTTGCCCGCGCCCGCTGTACGCTACGACGACGAGCGATACGCTTGTTCCGGTTCCCGACTTCGTGCTGTACCAAGATCAGGCGATGGAGTTGGACATTCTCTCCGACCGCATTGACGGCTTGGTGAAATCGTTGCGTGTGCGTGGCGTGTATGACGCCAGTCAGCCCGCCTTGCAGCGCCTGATGACGGAGGGCGACAACAATGCACTTATCCCTGTTGATAAATGGATGGCATTCTCTGAAAAGGGCGGCCTTAAAGGCAGCATTGACCTTCTCCCGCTGGACACGCTCGCCAATGCCCTCCTCAACTGCTACCGCGCCCGAGAGGACATCAAAGGCCAAATCTACGAAATCACGGGTATCGCAGACATCATCCGTGGTACGTCGTTCGCCTCCGAAACGGCTACGGCCCAACAAATTAAAGGGCAGTACGCAGGATTAAGACTGCGAGCGATGCAAGAAGATGTGGCGATGTTCGCCGCAGAATTGATCCGTCTGAAGGCGCAGGTGATGTGTATGCATTACCAACCCGAGACGATTCTGGCTTATGCCGCCGCTAACCAGATGACGCCAGCGGATCAGCAGTTGATCCCGCAGGCGTTGGAGTTGCTGCGTAACAAGCCGCTGCGTAACTTCCGCGTAGACATCGCCTCTGACAGCCTTGTGATGCTGGACGAGAACCAGAACAAGCAAGACCGCATCCAGTTCTTGCAGGCGTTCGGTGGGTTCCTCGCCCAAGCATTGCCGGTCGGTCAGGCATCGCCCGAAATGGTGCCGATGATGATGGAGTTGCTGCGCTTTGGTATGCAGGCGTTCAAGGCAGCCCGCCCGATTGAGGGGCAGATTGACGCCACGTTGCAGCAGATTCAGCAAGCCGCCCAACAGCAGCAGCCCGATGGCGAGCAACAAGGCAAGCAGGCCGAGTTGCAGCAGAAGGGCCAGATGGAGCAGGGCCGTATGCAGATGGAGGCGGCGCTACAGCAGGCCAAACTCCAGCAGCAGATGCAGATGGAGCAGCTCAAGAACCAGACCAAGATGGCGATGGAGCAGCAAAAGCAGCAGTTTGAGGCGCAGTTGGAGGCGATGAAACTGCAAAGTCAGCAAGAAGCCGCCAAGTACAAGGCCGACATGGACGCCCAGACGCGCTTAATCATCGCGCAGATGAACAAAACTTTACCAACGCTACCCGTTAATCAATGAAACGCACTTATGTTTTCGTAGACGGCGAGTTTGTAGAGCGTCGCAAAGACGAGAAGGGCCAATATCACTACATTCAGCCAGACATCCAGCCATACAAGAGCATGGTTGACGGCAGCATGATCACCTCACGCTCGCAGCACCGCCGCCATTTGAAGGCTCACGGCTGTGAGGAGGTGGGCAACGACGATCCCGCTAAACACATACGGCGGGAGAAACCGAGCAATGAGCGTTTGGAGCGCCTCAAGTACGAGGTCAACAAGCGTATGACCAACGAACAGGCAGATCGGATC